ACAATATAGCCGGCAACGGAGCCGGTCACCGCCTGGGTGTCGGCCGCCGGCTGGCCGTGATCCGCCAGGATCGCATTGATGAGGTCGCCCAGATCGGGATTGGCGAGGCGACCGTTGAGCCAGTGGCCGCGGTTCCAGTTCGCGCCGTCGGCCCACAGATCGTTGCGCAGCGGAAAGGCGGGAAACGGCCTGGCGTCCCACGCCCAAAGATATATCCGCGACGGGTCGACCATGCGCTCGCTGTAGATCGAAGAGAGCGGGTTGGCCACGTCCGAAAACCCGTCGGCACCGCCATCCCAATGCCGCATGTGCGCCACCAGGAAGCGGTGCTGAGCCGCATCCGAGCGACCGCCGCCGGAAAAATGGGGCACGGCATCCTCCGCCGACTTCGGATCGGGAAAGACGTTCGGCTGGTTGGGACCCTTGTCGACGGCCGGACAGCCCAATTCGGTAAGCCAGATCGGCTTGGCCTGCGGCATCCAGGCCGTCGAGGCGGCCTTCTCGACACCGCCGACGCGATCGAAATGCGGATTGGCCCACCAGTTCACGATGTCCTTGTAGCGATAGGTCCACGGCTTGCCGTAGGCGCCGTCGGCGATAGGCGCACGGGCACGCGCCGCGCGCGCGGCGGCATCGGGATAGTACCAGTCATAACCCTCGCCGCCGGCAATGCCATCGGCGAGGCCGGCGGGGTCGTAGGGACCTACGAAGCCGTCCGGGTTGCCACCGGCATAGTCGGCGTCGCGCCAGTCGGACAGCGGCATGTAATTGTCGATGCCGACCGCGTCGATCGCCGGATGTGCCCAGAGGGGATCGAGGTGGAAACAGACATCGCCGCTGCCGTCGGCCGGATGATGGCCGAAATATTCGCTCCAGTCGGCGCCGTAGGTGATGCGCGTGCCCGCTCCGAGCACCGCCCGCGCATCCGCAGCCAGCGCGCAAAGCTGCTCGACGAAGGGGAAGGCGTCCGTTTCGTCGCGCAGTGTCGTCAGCCCGCGCAACTCGCTGCCGATCAGGAAGGCATCCACGCCGCCGGCACGGACAGCCAGGTGAGCATAGTGAAGGACCAGCCGCCGATATCCCCAGTCGCCGGCCGATCCGGAAAAGACGATGGTGTCGCCGCCCGGCGCGAACTCGGTGCCAAGCGCCGCACCGCAGAAGGCGTCGATCTGCGCCCGCACCGCCGCGGTGCGGTCGGCGCTGCCAGGCAGCATGGGCGCCGGGTCTGCGGTGATGCGGCCACGCCACGGGTAGCTCGGCTGCGCCGCTCCCCCATAGGGATCGGGCAGGGCATTGCCGTCTGCAATGTCCATCATCACAAACGGATAGAGCGTGACGCCCAGTCCGCGCGCCTTGATCTCGGCGATGGCGTCGATCACGCTGCGATCGGACGGCGTGCCGCCGTAGGCCGCCCCGCCGTCATGCGTCGATACGACCGGAGCATCACCCCGCTCCAGCCCGGAAACGATCCAGTCGCACGACAGGCCGTCGCCGTTCGCGGTCGTTACCGCCGGACGAATCCGGCAGTACCCTGCCCTCAGGTCGTCGCCGAACCAGGTCACGACAAGAGCCACATGCTCGAGATTGGGACAGGTCGCCTGCAACTCGTCCAGCGAGGCGGCGATGTCCGTACCGGCGAACAGGACGTTGCGGTTCACGGCGTCCTGCTCTCCCGGCCGCTTCTGACGCGTGACGACGGCCGGTGACAGACCGTATTCCACGGCGCCCGGAAGCAGACAGACGGCACGCACGGACCGGTGGAGCCCGCCCACCGGGCGGATGATCTCGAACTGCATCTGGGGAATGCGGTTGCCGTAGTCGCCGATCGGCAGCCGGTCGAGGACGACGTAGGCGACGTCACGGTATGCAGGCGTGTTGCCGGCTCCCTGCTTGGCCGCGATGAGCGGATCGGCAGGCTGATCCGAACTGCCCCGATAGACCCGCAGTTCAATCGTCTCGCGGTCGATCTCGCGGCCGTCCGCCCAGATGCGGCGGACGCCGGCGATCTCCCCCTCGCAAAGCGCGAAGGCGACGTTGGCGTAGTAGGAATATTCGGTGACCTTCGGTCCGAGCTTGCCCTGCCGTCGCGTGGACCTGCTCTCCTCGAAGCGTGTCGCCCAGATCAGGATGCCGCCGAGCCGCGCCGTCCCGTAGAGGCGCGGCAGCGCCACGCCCTCCTCGGCGGTGAAGGGGCGCGCGCCGCTGAGGTGCTGTCCCTCGATGCGGTTGGTGCCGTTGATCAACGCCCGGTCGATCGCATAGCCCGCCAAGGCGCCGGCGGCGGTGCCGATGGCCGAGCCGACGGGGCCGAGCAGGCCGCCGAGATAGGCGCCTGCGGCTTGCAGTAGGATTGTCGCCATCGAGGCTCCCGGACGGTCAAATATCTGGAAAAGCGAACGCGGCCGCGACGCGGCCGCGCCACTGTGGAACAAGCGTCGAGCGCACGACGGCGGACGCTCCTTCGTAGGCATGGACGAATTCGTCCGTGCCTACGGCTATGCCGAGATGCCGGGCGGGCCAATGCGGGCGCCAGCGAAACAGCAGCAGGTCTCCCGCCGCCAGGGTCGCGATGTCCTTTTGACGGAAATACCGGCATGCCGCCTCGGCAAGCCGGTCGCCTTCGCCGGCTTCCGACCAATCGGCGGCATAGGGGCCAGGGTGTTCGAGGTCCAGACCATAGACTGCCCGCCATACGCCGCGGACCAACCCCAGGCAGTCGCAGCCTATGCCCTTGCAGGCGCCTTGATGCCGGTAGGGCGTGCCCACCCAGGCCAGCGCCTCGGCGGCGACCGCCTCCGCCAGCGTAGCGCTCGCGGTTTCAGGGAACGACCGGACCGCCATCGAACATGCCGCCGTCGGTCACGTAGGAATAGGCTGAATCGTTGCCCGGCAGATGTGGAAAACCACGGAAATTGAGTGCATTGGCGAACTTCGCCTTGCAGGTCGCAAAACTCTTGTCGCAACCGGCCGCCGCCGAAAAGGCGTCCGCGGCCGTGATTGCCGGACCGACAGACGGCAGCAGGACGAACACGGTTTCGTCTCCCTCCTTGCGATGGGCGACGATTCGCTCGATCCGTCCAGCACGCGCGCCGCTCGTCCATGTCAGCGTACCGGAGGAGAACCAGCCGGATTCATAGGCATCGAGGCCGGCAACCCGCATCGTCTCCGCAGCACCGGTGGCGATGACGGAGCCGGCAGCGGTGAAACCCGGCTGCGCGAGCAGGAAGCCGCAGCGCGCATCGCCCAGTTCCGCATCGCAAGAGCGCGTGACATAGCGGCCGTTCGGCTGGTCGAGCGCCGTCACGAGACTTTCCAGCTCGGCGACGAAACGATCGTCCCTGCGCGTTATCCTGCCGATAGTGGCCGTTCTGACCACCACGAAATCCGCAGGCTGGCGCCAGTTGACCAGAATCGTCTCAACCCTGGCGCCGTCATAGAGGCCGGAGGCAATGTCCTCGTCGCGGATACGGTCGGACGACAGGGCGCCCTCGACATCGACCGTATCCACCGCCAGGCCAAGCGTGTCGCGCGCCTCGCTGGCGGAAAAGCCGGTTTCCGGCTCGAACGTCAGCCCTCCGATCGCCAGCTTGCGGTCGTGGTCGGTATAACCCGTAACGGTGCCGTCCTTGCGGGTCAGGCGCCAGCAATGACAGATCGTGGTGACCTCGCGGGCGAAGTGCGCCGTGAGCGCAAGAGGATAGGCCGTCACAACTGGACCTCGACCAGGGGAATGGAAGGGATCTGGCCGGCCTTGAAGGCCTTCAGGCTGACCGACAGCCGCTCGGTATCGAAGCGCACCGGCACATCGAATTCGTAGCCGGCCGTGACGATCGCCCCGGCCGCCGGAACATGCCCCGGCGCAAAGACGATCTCTCCGGTCGCGGCATCAAAACCGAATGCGGCGGGCGTGTCCTGCTCGACGGTCGCCACGGCGACCCGCAGGCTTTCCAGGCGGGGCTTCATGACAAGGCGGTCATAGGCGTCGTCGCCGGCGCCGTAGACCTTCACCAGCGCGAACCGGTCGGTCGTGCCATCTCCCACGCCGATCGCCTGGTCGAGCGCCGAAGGCACGGCATCCGGCCGGCAGGACTTCATGTCGAACGGATCGCGGAAGCGGAAGGCGTGCAGCGAACCGCGCCGCGCCTCGAAGAAGGCGATCACGTCGTGCAGGTCGTCGAGCGACCGCACGCCGGTGCCGGCGTCGTAATAGTGCCGCGACTGGGAAAAGCGCGCGTTGCGCTTTTCGCGGCCGGAAGTCAGCGCGACGATCTCGTTGCGCCGTTCCGGCCCGCCCGTCGCTCCGAAGGAGACGGCAGGCGGGAAAAGCACGTCATGGAAACTGGAAAATTCGGACACGGGCCACCTCGGAAAGTTCCGGCTCAGAAGGTTCGGGTGCCGCGCGAGACGGCGCGCGCCAGCATGCCGGTGATCTGCGCCTCGGACTTGCGGAAGGAGGCTGCGTCCTGCGCGGTGACGTTGAAGACGACATTGACCGGTGCCGCACCGCCGGCGGCCGCCACGCCAAGACTGCCGTCGGCGCCGCGACGCAGGGGCAGGATCGCCTCGGACCCCGCCTCGCCCATCAGGCCGAGATTGCCGCCGAGCGGGAAATATGTCGGCGCCGCCACCACGCCGCCGCCGGCGAACGGCACGACATGGCCGGGCACGCCGCCCTTGGCGAAGGGCAGGATGCCCGCCAGCCCGCCGACGAGGCCGGAAAACAACGAACCGGCCAGCGACTGCAGCGGTTGCAGGCCTTGCTTCAACGCCAGGCCGGCGAGGTTCAAGCCGATGCGGCGCAGCACATCGTCGAACTCCCTGCCGCTGACGACGGCGCCCTTCAATGCGCCGGCCATCTGGGCGCCGAAACTTTCGGAGAGTTTGCCGAGATCCGCCAGCGCCGCCTCGAAGGGCGAGGTGTCGGCACGAACGGATACGACGACGTCTTCCGCCAAGGTCAGGCCTCCTTTTCAGAACAATCGGGAAAGGCGCGCATCAGTGCCGCGAGATCAGCACGCAGGGGCGCCGGGCCGCGCCCAGGCGAGCGGACGCGCACTGCATGGCCGAATTCGATCGGGGTCATCGACCAGAACGCATCCGGCGAAAGCCGCAGCAGGCCGAAGCCGACGGCCATCGCGTCGTCCCACGGAAAGGCCGGCTTCTCGCCTGCTGCGGCCTCTAAGGGTTTGGCGCGGCGGCCGGTCCGGAGGCGGAACCGAATGTCGCCACCAGCAGCTCCGAAACGATCGCCGCGAAACCGGCCGCACCGTTTTCGCACCGCATGGCGCCGACATCCTCGTCGGCTATATTCTCACCGGCGCCGCGCAGGCCGGCGCCGATGACGCGCATCATGTCGAGCGCCGAGAGCCGCCCGGCCGAGAAACGCTCGACCAGGGCAGCCAGGTCGTCCGCCGCATAGGCGGCTTCCAGTTCGGCCATCGCACCCAGCGTCAGGCACAGCCGGCGCGGCCTGCCGTCCAGTTCCGCCGAAATCTCGCCGCGTCGCCGATTCGCGCTCATGCCGCCCCCGCAAAGCTGATCGCGCCTGCCGATTCCAGCGCCATCTCGAAGGTGACCTCGCCGTCATGGGTACCGGAATATTCCAGCGAGGTGATCTGGAACGGGCCGGAGACGGTGCCGAAATCGGGAACCGCCATCTGCCAGGCGGCGATTTCCCCGGCGAAGAACTTCGACCGGATCAGCGCGTCGGACTGGGCGTCCTTGAAGATGCCGGAGCCGCTGACGGCGGCACGCTGCACGCCGCTGCCGGCGAGGAGTTCGCGCCAGCGCCCGGCCGAATCCGCATCGGTGATGTCCACCGTCTCGCTGTTGAAAGCGATGCGCTTCGAGCGCAGGCCGGCGACGGTGATGAAACTGCCGGTGCCATCGGAATCGAGTTTGAGAAGAAGGTCCTTACCCTTCTGCGCGCCCATGCAGGCCTCCTGGTAGCGTTATCTGGGATTGATCGGACGCCCTCAGGCGTCCTCCTCGATCATGGCACGGAAGCGCAGCAGGCCATGGTGGATCAGCAGGTCCTCGTCGTAGCGCGCTTCCGAATATTCGAGCCGCAGGGCGACCAGATGATGCGCTTCGAGCGCAAGCGGCTGACCCAGCCGCATCCGGATCGCTTCCATGATCTCCAGCGTTTCCTTCTTGCCCTGTGCCTTGGACCAGACATGCAGGGTGAAAAGCTGTTCGGCGCCGCTCTCGGTGGCCGTGCTCCAGTCGTAG